TTAACATTGTCAGAAGAATGGAGGAAAATGAGAATAGAAGTTTTTCAGAGAGACAATTATACTTGTCAAGAATGTGGACAGCAAGGTGGTAATTTGAATCCACACCATATAAAACCAAAAGCATTGTATCCAGAGTTAATTTTTATTATTGATAACATTATAACACTTTGTGTTAAATGTCATAAGAAAACTAAAACATATGGTAGACCAACAAAAAAACAACAAAAAGAATAAGATCGGGATCCTCACTTTTGAACAAATTGAAGGCAGACCAAAGAACACTGCAGGCTCATCAAGAATAAGAGCAAGGTGGTTGATTAAACATTGGCCAGAAGCTGAAGAATTTGTACAAGGAAAAAAATATGATGTTGTCATTTATCAAAAGGCATATTTTGTTGAGCATGCAAAAAACTTTAAAGGCTTAAAGATTTTAGATTTGTGTGACCCAGATTGGATGCATTGGGGATATAGAGTTAAAGAAATGATTGAAGAAGTTGATGTTGTTACTGCAAGTTCAGAACCATTAAAAGAAGCAATAGAAAAGTTTGCAGGAGACAAACCTGTCATTTGTGTTCCTGATAGGCTTGATTTAGATTTTCATTATCAAAAGAAAATTCATGAAGGAGATGCAAAGACTGTAGTTTGGTTTGGATACTCTACTGCTTTTAATTTATTGCAATCTACTCTTGATGTTTTGAAGAAGCACAATTTGAATTTAATTGTAATTGCTGATACTGCTTTTTCTTTATCAAGTTCTTACCAGTCTTATATTGAGTTGACTAATTATCCTTGGACTATTGATACTGTGAATGATGATATTATTAAAGGTGATATTGTTTTGAATCCAAAATCTGGAAAAGGTAAATGGAAATTCAAATCAAGCAATAAGACTGTATCAGCTTGGGCTTTAGGAATGCCTGTGGCTCATAATATCAATGAATTAGAAAAATTTATTACAGCAGAAGGCAGAATAGAAGAAGCTCAAAAAAGAATGAAAGAAGTTAGAGAAGATTATGATATAAAATTAAGTGTTGAACAATATAAACAAATTATTGAAGAATATGGAAAGGCTATTATTAAAGAGGAGTAATATTCATGGCAAGAACAAAAAAGCCATATATCTGGTACTGCTTGAGGAAATCTTGTGGTTGCATATTGTTAAAAACAGCAAAGCCATTCTTATCAGATGATGGTGATATTAGGTGCTATCGTTGTAATGAAACTTATACATTCCAAGAGCTTTTTGATGGAAATAAACATAATATTGAAAAATACATTAAGGAAGAAAAGAAAATACTTGACTTTTCTGATAATAAGGAGTAAAATAAAACTAGGTAAAACTTGACTTAAATTTGATAAAAAGGTAAAATTATAGCAGGAAATTAATGTTATAGTTGATAACTTAAAACTTAAGAAAAGTTGATAAAAACTTGGTAAAAATTGTATAAAAGCTAGCAAATTGGTTTACTAAAATTATAGCTTACGAGCTATAATCACTAAAAAACCTAGACTTACGAGTCAAATTTAAAGGAAAATTTGTCTTTGTGTCTGGGTTTTTTTGTTTGAAAATACAATTAAATTTGTTTGATTATATTTTTAAACAACTTATATTAAGAAAAAAATATGGCAAAAGATAACTTATTCAGTCGTTTAGTATCTGTTTTTTCAAAGGCAGATTCAAGAACTTCTGATAGTTCAAAGAAGCCAACTGGTTATGAAACTGGACAAGTTGGTGGTTTTGCAATGGGCAATGGAAAGGCTACTGAATATTTAAACTCTATGAGAAGCTGGACTGCTGCTAGTGTTACTGCAATTGCAGACTCTGTAGCTTCAATTGAATTAAAATTATACAAAGTAAAAGGAGATGAAGTAGAGGAAGTCAAAGACCATCCTGCTCTTGATATTCTTTTTAGAGTAAATGAATTTACCAGTAAGTATGACCACTTTTGGTTAACTCAATCTTATTTAGAGTTGACAGGAGAGGCTCCATGGTACTTGGAGAGAAAAGGTGGACAAATAATTAATATTTATTTTTTGAGACCTGATAAGTTTACTCCTGTTCCTGATGCCAACCATATTATATCTCATTATATTTATAGACCAAGTCCAAATGTTGAATTCAAATTGGAGCCTAGTGAAGTAATTTTCTTAAAGTTTCCAGATCCTGCTAATCCATTTAGAGGCAAAGGAACTTTGGAGATGGCTGCAAGAACAGTTGATATTGATGATTATTCAGAAGAATGGAATAAGAATTTCTTTAAGAATTCAGCAAGACCTGATTCAGTATTGACAATTGAAGACATTGAGAACATGGGAGAAGAGCAGAAGAAGAAGTTGAAAGCATCTTTGGATGAATCATATAAAGGATTAGAAAAATCTCATCAGACTTTGATATTATGGGGTAACATGAAATTGGAACCATTTTCAAGTTCTATAAAAGACATGGACTTTGTTGAACAGACTAAAATGGCAAGGGATAAAATCCTTGGAATATTTAGAGTTCCAAAAGCTATCATTGCACAGACTGATGGAGTTAATCTTGCAAATGCAAAGACAGCAGAAATTGTTTTTGCAAAATATACAATTAAGCCAAAGATGGAAAGATTGATTCAACAGTTGAATGAATTCTTATTGCCACAGTTTCCTGGTACAGAAAATATGTTTTTTGATTATGTGTCTCCAGTTCCTGAAGATGAAGAATTAGAATTAAAGAAAATTGAAAGTGGTTTGAAATCTGGTTGGATGACCATCAATGAAGTTCGTTCTGCTCAAGGTTTATCTGATGTTGAAAATGGAGATGTTATTTATCTTCCTTTCAATTTGGTTCCTGTAGGTTCAAGTCCAGTTAATCAACCACAAGAAGGAAAGATTTTGAAAGTAACAGGAAAAAGAGAACCTAAAATTAACATTGATAGATTTAGACAAATGAGAGCTTTGAATTCAAAGTATTTTAAAGATTTAAAAATAAAAAATAGCATTAAAGAAAAAGTCAAAGAGGTTATCAAGAATGAAATTAAAAATGGCAAGAACAAAAAAGAAATTGAGCCATGGTCTGAAGATAAGAAGCAAGATTTTTGGAAAAAGAAAAATGATTTGTTCAACCAATATCTTCCAGATGTAAAAAAGGCAGTTGTTAAAGTATTTAAAGTTCAACATGAAGATACTCTTGCAAAATTAAAGAGAAATTCACCAAAAGTATTTGCACAAAAGAAGCTTAGTGTTGGAGATATTTTATTGAATGAGAAAAAAGAAACAAAAAGAATGGCAGAATTAACAATTCCTTTCCTTGAAAGTTTATTTGGAGATGCTGCAGATGAAACATTTAAAGAGCTTGGAGTTGATATGACAATGGATACAAGTAGAGATGAAATTCAAGAATTGATTAATGCAGATGGAAGAAAGTTTTCTGCTGCAGCAACAGAAGCTACAAATGTTCAGTTAAGCAAAGAAGTAACAGAAGGATTGAAGCTAGAAGAAGGTCTTAAAGATTTAACAAAGAGAATAAATAAAGTATTTGACCATGCTGAAGTTTATCGTTCTGAAAGAATTGCAAGAACAGAAACTACAAGATATAATGCAAAGGCTACACAACAGGCTTTTGCAGATTCAAACATTGTCAAGTACAAGGTATGGCAAAATGATGCAGATCCTTGCCCAAGATGTGTTAGCATGAGTGGCAAAAAGATTGCAGTTGATGGAGTTTATATTCCTGAGGGAGGAAAAGATCCAACAGGAGCCAAAATTGAATATGATAATGTGGAAGGTCCACCATTGCATCCAAACTGTGAATGTGATTTGGTTCCAGAATTTAAATCAGGTAAAGAAATTGAGAATGATAGAATAAAAAGAAAAACTACAGCTATACAAAAGTCGGTTCTTAATGTTTATAATAGTATAAATGACAAAAATAAAGAGGTTAATTAATAAGAGGTTTACAAAAATAATTAATAAGTAAAAAATGAAAAACGAAAAGTCAGAATTAAATGCAACTACCATTATCAAAGGAAATGATATGATTGCAGTTGCAACAGATGAAACTGTTGATAGAGTAGGAGATGTACTCAAATCTACTGAATGGAATTTTAAAAATTTCTTAAAAAATCCAGTTCTACAAGCAGGTCATGATTACAAACCTCAGTACACAATTGGTCGTGCTGAAGAGTTAAGAGTAGAAGGAAAGAAAGTTCTTTTCAAACCTGTATTCCATGGCATCACTGATTTATCTAGAAAGATTCAAAAGATGTATCTTGAAGGATTTTTGAAGGCTTGGTCAGTTGGTTTTATTCCAGCTAGTGAAGAAGGTGAAACTCATGAATTGCTAGAAATTTCTGCAGTTGCTGTTCCTGCTAATCCTAATGCACTGACAACCATTAAAGGTTTAGTTAAAGAGGCTGAAAATTATGATGAAAATATTCTTAAGCAGGTTAAAGATTGGACAGAAAAAGAAGTAGCGACAACTGAAGAAGAAGCTGAAGAAGAAAAAGAGGAAGTTGAAGAAGCTGTTGAAGAAGAGGTTGCAGAAGTTGTTGAAGAAGAAAAGGATGAGCATGAACAGGAGAAGGCAGAAGAAGTTGAAGAAGTAGAAGAGGAAAAAGAAACAGAGGAAGAAGAGTCTGAAGAGGAAACAGAAGTTGAAGAAGAAGTTGAAGAAAAAGAAGTTGTATTGGAGAGTGAAGAAGAGACAGAGGAAGAAGTTGTAGAAACAAAAGCAAAGAAAGAAGACAAAGCTGATACTGTTCAAGAACAACTTGATGAGGATGAGATGAGAAAAAAGAAATGGGCACTGTTGACAAAAGTTGATACTGCTGTATATGCTTTCTTTAATGTTTATATGAATAAGGAAATTCCTGTAGAAAAATTTGGAGAATTGGTAAAAGAACTTGCAGGAATTTTGGTTAAAATTTCAGATGGCAAGAAAGAAATTGCAGGAGAAAATTTGAAAGACTTTGAAGGCTCAATGAAAGACTTTTTTGAGACAGAAGAAAAAGAGGGCAAAGTAATTTCAAAGAAGAACAGAGAAAAAATAAATAAAACAATCGCTTCGTTAAATGAAGCAGTCATTGCATTGGATAAAATTTTAGATTTGGCTGAATCTCCAAAAGAGATTAAAGTTGAAACTAATGCTCCAGAAGTGCAGAAAGGTGATGGAACTAAAGGTCAAAAACTAAAGGTGGCAAAAGCTCCTCAGTTAAATACTGATAAGGTTATATTGCGTGCTTTACAAAAAATTGCGTCAAATTCAAACTACGCACTAAATAAAATAAAAAAAGAACACAAATAGTATGGAAAAAACTATTAAGGTAAATGGCAAAACATATATTTTAAAAGAAGAAGAGTCAAAGACAGAAGAAGTTGTTGAAGAAGAAGAAGTAGTAGAAGAGGAAGTTGAAACAACTGATGAAGTTGAAGAAGAAGCTGTTGATGAGGAAAAAATTGACGAGGCTGCAGAAGATGCTGCTGAGAAAATTTTATCAAGTCTTGGAGTTGAAAAACTTCAGGCAACAGTTGATGCTTTGAATGAAAAGTTGACAAAAGAAGCTCCACAAGATAAAGGTGCTTTGTTAAATCTTGAAACTTTAATGCAGAAAAAGGTATCAGAAATGACTGCCAAAGAAAAAATCGTTGGATTTTTTCAAGCTATCGTTAGAAATGATAGACCAGCATTAAAGGCACTTTCAGAAGGTACACCAGCAGATGGTGGGTTAAGGAAATATAGCCCCATGTGTGTGTGAACATACATTGTAAAATCGGTGAATTGCTGGAATATCTCATTTGAGACAATCAGCAGCCAAGTTTTTGGCTAAATGCCAATTGAAGGTTCAGAGACTAGAGTTTGAAACTTAGAAATAAGAATATAATAACTCCACGAGCGCCGATTATCTATTATACTTTGACAATTTAATATTTCTATGAGGTCTGACGGGCGTAAGTATTTTACAAATACAGTTTGTAAAATAGCCTCATTTATTATTTAACTGTATTAAATATGAAACACAAACAATCTTGTAAATGCCCTTGGTGTTATAAAACTGGTAAACATAATCCAAATTATGGTAAAGGTGATAAAATACGAGGTGATAAAAATCCTGCTAAACGTGTAGATGTCAGAAAAAAACTATCTGATAACAATGCGATGAAGAATCCGATGCATAGGAAAAAGGTAGCAATCAAAGCAAAACAAAGATGGTCTAATCCAGAATTTAAACAGAAGATGAAACTATCTATGCGTGGTATTCCAAAAACTGCTAAAGCAAAAAAGAATATGAGTATTGCACGAAAAAGATTACTACTTGAGAATCCTGAAATATTGCGAAAATCATTAATATATTTCAAAGGTCGTAAAACGAATATTGAAAAAATTATTGAGCAAGTATTACTTAAGAATAGTATTACTTATGAATATGATTTTCCAATACTGACCTACTGTGTAGATTTTGCAATTCTTTCCAGAAAATTAGTAATTGAATGCGATGGTGAATATTGGCATCAGGATACTAATAGAGATGACATACGTCAAGATAAAATTGAAAAGGAAGGTTGGCAGGTGTTAAGATTTACAGGTACTCAAATTTTACAAGATTTGGTATTCTGTGAAAAAGAAATATTAAGTAAAGTATATAGATAATGATATAGTCCGAACTATATAGTGATATATAGAAGTAATAATTAAAAAAATTACGATAACATAATTGATTTATTCCCTGATGAATTCAGAGCTGAAGTTATTCGTGATTTAGCAGACCAACCTCGTATGAGGAATCTTGTTACAATAATTCCAATGAAGAGAGATGTGATGAAAATCCCTACTCTTGCATCTGGTCCTATTGTATCTTGGACTGCTGAAAATGCAGCTAAATCAACTACAACTGCTCACTTCGGTGAAGCAACTTTGACTGTATACAAGATGGCAGCTATTATGTATCTATCTGATGAGCTAATTGAAGATTCAGACCAGATTGATATTGTACAGCTTATTATTGGTCTATTCTCAGAAGCAATTGGTAATGAGGAAGATAAGGTAATTACAGCTGGTACAGGTGTTGCTCAGCCAACAGGTCTTACTACAGCAGGTGTTGCTTCAGTAGCTTGTTCTGGCAATCTTGATTTTGATGATATCATCAATCTTGAGTATCTTTTGCCTGCAAAATACCACCAAAATGCTAAATATCTAGCTCATAGAAACAATATTCGTGAAATGAGAAAGATTAAAGATGGCAACAATCGTTATATCTGGCAGGATGCAGTTGCTCCTGGACAACCAGCTACTTTCCATGGTTACGCTGTTATTGAGAATAACTGGCTTGGAGAATCTGAAATTTATTTCGGAGACTACAAGAAAGCATATTATCTTGGTGATAGAAAAAGCATGGCAGTTAAAATCAGTAACGATACTGAGACAGCATTTACACAAGACCAGACTGCAATTCGTGTAGTTACTCGTATTGCTGGTAATGTGGTGTTACTTGCAGCCGTTAGAAAATTGATTAGTATACCTTAAACCGTTGTTGATTAATGTGGATTGTTATTTGTGGAAAAACCTTTCATTCATAATTTCAATCCACAATTGAAGGTAAATTTTATGTTAAAATTGTTATTATTGAAGGAACATGAAGGACATGCTCCTAATGAAATAATTGAAGTTAGCAATAATATTGCTCATGGTTTAATTGAGCAAAAAATTGCCAAGCTTGCTGTGAATAGAGATTTTCTTGTTGAACCAGAAATTGGAGTTAGCAAGGCTTTTAAGAATAGTCCTAATATTCCTACAGCAAATAGAAAAGGTCGTTCTAAATTAGTAAAATAATTAATGGATACAAATATGGAAAAAAGAAAAACTAAAATTGTTGAAGATGGAGTTAAAGTTCATGGATTTTTTAAGTTACAGATTACTGAAGATGACAAAGTAGTTGGTGATACTGGTTGGTGTGAGAATCAAGTTACAAATCTTGGTATACAAGATTATGTCGTTGATTGGTTGCTTGAAGGAACTGATGGTTCTGGAAAAAATGTTACTCACATGGCATTAGGTAGTGGTTCAGCACCAGCATCTAATGGAACTGCACTACAAGGTGAAGTTGTAAAGAGAACTACAGTTGGTTCTTCAGTTGTAGATTCAAGAACAGCACAGTTTGTAGCTACATTTGGTAGTTCAGACTCTTTTGTAACTAATACTCAAAACATTAGCAACATTGGTTTGTTCAATACTTCTGCTGGTGGTACTATCTTTGCAGGTAATACTTATGCATCAAGTTCATGTGCAACAAATCAGAATGTAAATGCTACTTATCAGATTCGTTTCTCGTAAGTTAAATCTTTAAAAAAATAACTATGAATAAAAATATTGAAAGTATCCTGAAGAAAAACAATCAGGGTATAAAATTAGATATTGGTTGTGGAGAAAATAAACAATCAGGATTTGTAGGATTGGATTATCGGAAACTTGCTGGAGTTGATGTTGTTCAAAATGTAGAGGAATTTCCTTGGTCATTGCCAGATGAGTGTGTATCACTTGCTGTTGCATCTCATTTAGTAGAGCACATCAATCCTGCAGGTGGAGTATTTCTTAACTTTATGGATGAAGTTTGGAGAATAATGAAAGTTGGAGGAGAATTTATGATGGCTTTACCTTATGGTGGCTCTCCTGGATTTTGGCAAGATCCTACTCATTGCAATGGTTGTAATGAAACCACATGGGAATATTTTGATCCAGAAGCTCCACATTCTCAAGGCATGTTATATAATATATACAAGCCTAAACCTTGGAAAATAAAACATAATATTTGGTCAGCAACTGGTAATATGGAAGTTGTATTGATTAAAAGAGAGGAGAAAAAAGATGCCAAATAAAACTAAGACAAATAAAACTAAAACAAGTAAGACAAAGCAAAAGAAGGATCCAAAATACTTTGAAACTTCTACAATGGATATTAATACTGGACCATGGAACAATAGAATAATGATGGCTACTCCAGCAACAGGTATAGTAAGAATGGAGTGGGTGTTAGCAAGATATGGTCAAATAATACCAACTAATTGGTCTACCATAGATTTAATTCAATTTATAAATGCTTATGTTCCGATGAAGTATTTGTTAGCTGATGCAGAAAATATGATAGTTAAAGAAGCTATTGATAAAGATGTAGAGTGGCTGTTGTCAATAGAACAAGATAATGTACTTCCAAAAGATGCTTTTGTTAAAATTAATGAATACATGAAAAAAGGTGATGTACCAATTGTGTCTGGTTTATACTTCACCAAATCTGTTCCAGCTGAACCAGTTTTATACAGAGGCAGAGGAAACAGTTATTATGGAGATTGGAAAATGGGAGACAAAGTTTGGGTTGATGGAATTCCAATGGGATTCACATTAATTCATATGTCAATCCTAAAAGAAATGTACAAGGATGCAAGAGAATATGAAATTAATGGACAAAAATATAGAGAAGTATTTAAACTTCCAGATAGAAGTTGGGGAGATCCAGAATCAGGAGTTGGTGTTGTAAGAGGCACAACTGATTTAGATTGGTGCACAAGAGTTATGGAAGGTAAATACTTTGAGAAAGCTGGATGGCCAGAATACCAAAAAAAGAAATATCCTTTCTTGGTGGATACCAATATATTTTTAAAACATATTGATGAACAAGGTCGTATGTATCCATTACAAACTCCAAAAGAATTAGGTTATTAAAAATATGAATGATAAATGGACTGAGTCTTGGAAAGATGACCATTTAAATTATAAACATGAAGATGGTGAAGATAGACCATGGTGTGTTTTGTGTATTCACAGAAAAGAAGGATTAGAAAAGATTGAAGAATTTAAACCAAAAGATTTAGGAGTTCATGTATCTGAAGATGTCAAATTAGCAGATATATTTGGTAAAACTAATTAATAATAAATTTATGAAAAAGAATATTGCATTAGGTGGAATATTTGACAGATTGCATGATGGACATAAGCATTCTATTAAATATGCAGCTGATAATGGTGAAAAAGTATATATAATGCTTATTAAAAATGGCGATTTTACAACTCATCCAGACAAGTCTCTTGAATTGGTAGAGCCATTTGAAATAAGAGAAAAAGCATTATTAGATTATATAGAGGAGATTGGTGCTACTGATAAATTTGAAATTTGTTTAGCTCCAGAAGGACAAGGATTTACTCCTTTCCTTGGATGGGAAGTGTTTAAAAATGTTTCAGATTTAACTTGGATACAATGTGATGCTGATAAAGAGGCTTATGCCAAATTACCAGTTGCAATAAACCATGTTAGAAAAGAAGTATATGAACAACCAGATGTGATAGTTGATTGGATAGTTACTGAAGTAGATAAAAAAGGTGAAAAATATTCATCAAGTAAATTAAGAAAAGAATTAGATGTATAATGATAAGACACCATTTAAAGAATTGTTAACTTATTTTGAGCCATATAGCACTTATGAGTGCAAACCATTTCTTG